CCTTTAACTAAGAAACGTAATCCTATTAGACCGCCTGATAGCACGGCCATAACGCCAGCGCCAAAGCCAGCCCATTCTGTAGGACTCATTTTTCATCGGCACCGATGCCATAGGCAATATCGGATTTATCTAAAGCCCTAGCTGCTGGCCCTGCGAGTGCTGCAATTACTACAGACAGCGCTGGGTCTAAACCTAATTCATTACTTGCTAAGAATGTTAAGAATGATACCAATACGCCTCGTGCGTATGACTTTAGTATCGCCTTTTGTTTTTCGCTTATCTTCATATCTTGCCTCCTAGTAATGGGATGTCGAATGGTTTTCCATCGAGATCGCCTAGCTTTGTAAAACTACAGTGCAAATGTTTGGTGTGCGGATTTATGCCGTTGTACTTACGCCACTTCCAATTTAATATCTTCGAGCATATTCTCCCATTGTGGATGACGTAAGATATGCGTTTATCGGTTTTACCAGCGACTCTGATTTGGTCAGCCAGATAAGCGCTGATCCCCTCGGGTGAACCCAAGCGAGAATCAATATCAATTGCTCTGACCCATCCATTGGCGTCTGGATTATGATCCGATTTTCTGGTGGAGTGACGGCTATCGCCCACCCACCCATCACTGGCAGTACGCCTATCTGGAAACCACGTATCAACTTGATCTCTTAACTGCACACCAGCTGCGCATAATTTAGGTCGCACTAGACACTGGCACTATCCAAAGACAAGTATCTTCATCAAACCCAATAGCATTATCTGGCTTGGGTGGAATAAAAGCATCTTTGACTAGATCGTAGGTATAACCAATACCTGCATAATTAAATCTTATTTTGTTGTTGTATGATGTGCGCTTAATGTTGTAACCAGTTGCCTGACTGTAAAATGTTTCAGTATCTAATCCGTCAATTAATTCTGTTTCATCAACACCAACAGTTACGTTGACAACTATGTTATTTTCATCTAACCAAGCGTAATGTGCCATTATGACCAACTCACATTTCCAGCTGTAGCAGCAGTAATTGTTGCTGTTTTGAATCCACCGCTTGCAGCACTTTCAACACCAGTAACACCTGCACCAAAACTAATCGTCCTTGTGTCTGGATATTTCAAAACTACAACTCCAGAGCCGCCATTACCAGGTGTAACACTTGTTGCGCCGCCATTACCCGCACCACTTGCGCCTCCGCCACCGCCTCGATTTACAGTTCCATTGTTACCACTATTAAGATTTGTGCCGCCATCTCCGCCAACACTTGACCCACCTGTGCCACGAGTTATAGATGCAGAACCACCGCCACCGCCTCCTCCAGCATAAGATAAAGCAGAACCACTTATTGAGTTAGATGTGCCATTGCCGCCATTACCAGAAATACTAGATACAGCATTAGCTCCAACAGAACTAGAACCGCCGCCTCCTCCGGAAGCATTACCAGTACCGTTGCCTCCTGCAGTACCCTCCGCTGGTGAAAAACCACCTTCATTACCAGCTGCGCCAGAACTAGCTTGCGAACCGCCGCCACCTGACCCACCTGTTGCGCCTGCTAATAAAAGATCGCCACCGCCACCGCCACCGCCACCTGTTGATGTCGTTGCATCAAAAATACTATTTGAACCTTTGCCACCTCTTGTAGTTGAGTTAGTTATATTTGTGCCACCTGCACCAATAGTTACAGAATAATTTGTAGAAACACTAGCCGTATATGTTGCAGTGCGATAACCGCCACCGCCACCGCCCGAAGCAGTGCCATTAATATTTCCAAATGCACCGCCACCTGCACCGCCACCTGCAACCACTAAATAATCAACTGAAAATGGTGCTGGTGGTACGGTAGGCGCTAATTGTGCAGTTAATATATTTAACATTTATGCAATAGCTCCAACTACATACCAAGCATTCGCAGCAGTCTTTATACAAGCTGCAGATTTATATTGTGTAAGGGTCGGGGATGCAGCAGTACCACCAGCACTTAGCACCGTAGTAGTACCAGGTGTGACTGCGCTGATTGTGCAAGTGCCTACACCTATATTTAATACCGTAATTACTGTGCCTATTGCAAAGTCGTATGTAGCATCGGTTGGTAACTTAAATGCAATAGCAGTTGCTTTGTTAATCTGCACTAATTGTTGGTACTCATCACCGCTACCTGCTGTGTAATCTGCTGTCTTAGCAGCTTGTACTTCAAAGGCTGGTAATCCATTCCACATAGCGGATGTAACTACCTGCCCTGTTGTGCCTGGAAAAGTTGACATTATATCTCCTTAATAAGATAAGACGTTTTGGTCTAAGACACCATAATCTATGTTGCCTATTATAAACCCATCTATGACAGGTTCTAGCGTTGTAAACACCGTTTTGAAGCTATTGGGTGTGATGGTGTTGGCTACGCCAAATATCTGCAAGGTTTTCTCCAGTTTAGACCCACCAGGTTGGGTGGTAATTACTGTGATCGGATCAAAGAAATCTAGGTCTAGGGCAGCAATTATGCCTGTGTTGTAGTTAGGGGTGTATAGGTCTAGCTCGATAGCATCGCATCGTATAGTGGTCTCAGCCCTACTGGCCACATAAGCCCTGGCGTAATCTAGGGCTACGGCATCGGTCTGCATTAGCAGGTCTTGCAGGTTATAACTATGGATAAAATACTTGTCAATAGATGGCTGATTAATAGCTGTTTGTGCTGAGCCACCTGATCTACTGATCTGGGCTGAATTAAATATAAGGGTGTCATCTAGTTTCCATACTGCATTGGCATAGGTAATGCCTGTGCCATCATCGGCAAAGAGTGTGGGTGTATTACCTATTGAAGCGGTAGCAGTAAGCCTGTCCTTAAATACAAACTCGCCATTACTGTCAACATATATAGAACCGTATTCTGAATTGGCGACAGTCTCCATAGCGCTTAGAGATGTGCGTGCTGTGCCAGGGTCGGCCTGTAAAGTGGTTTGACCTGCATCTATCAAACGCATTGATGATGGCCAAGCGATCTCATCTAATATCTGGTTAATACGTGTGCCTGATAGGTCTCCAGCAGTAGCGCCTGTGACTGTGCTGATCTGTGCGTTTTGTGCAAGCCTCATCGCATCTACAGCTGTAATAGTTGTGTAGGCAACCTCTGTGGCATCTTTAGGTTGCTGGTTAACATAAGATGTAATAAAACCTGAGAATATAGGATAGGTAGTACCACTATATGTAGCGGTTATTTGAACTTTCTTCATAGGCGTTAATAAGCCAAAGTAAGGCCCAGTTGAATTGGTAGGATTAAAGTCGCCATTTTGATCTACTATGCGTAAAGTTAATTGGCCCGTAATAAATCTATCTGCCGTAGGGTTACGACCTATTTTAGTCTGGACATAATTGACCCTATCAGATACATCAACAATTACGGCTGCGGCATCGGCTAATACGTTAGTGCCCAATATGCCTGAATCGATTAGAAATGCCTGAGCAAAGGCTGGGCCAGTGCTAAAGTTAATTACTGCATTTATGACAGGCACAGTCATTATTGAATAAACCCTGCTGGCGCTAGATCTCCATTTTGCTTATAGATCTTTAATAATAAATCTTGCATTGTTATTTCAAATTCTTGTAATGAAGTTAGGCTGCCCTCTACGTTTACGTTAATTACAGGGGCAGAGGTAGTTGTCGGCACACCCGATGGCATAGCACTTGATGGTATGTAGGTATCGCCTCTGTCAAATGTAGCAGCACCAGCCTGCACTCTTTCTAATAATTTAGGTAAACTTTCCTTTAATGAGTCTAAGGTGCCGCCCACGCTTTTTAAAACTATAGCGGTATCTGCTGGGTTTGGCGCTGTAACAGTTGTGCCAGCTTTAATTTGCTTATCTTGCAAAGCTGCTAAGTCGTTAAGATATTTTGTTATATCAGCCTTGCTAGAATTTAAAGACAATACAGCCCCACCAAATGCTAAGGCTAAATCAGTAGCACCTTTAGCTGCGCTTAATTCAGCATTGTATTTTTTGGCCAAAGCCTCATTATTGTCTAGGATGGCTAACTTAGCCTGTATGCGTAGTTTAGTCTCGGCATCGGTAGCCTCGCCTAGCGCCTTCATTAAGGCTATGCGCTCAACGTTAAACTTTTCTTCTAGTTTATCTACCTCAGACTTAGCCTTCATTTTGTTAATTTCGTCTTGGCGTAATTTGTTAGAAGTTTTTAACCTTAATATCTCTTTAGCACGCTCTACATCTCTAGTAGCACTAGCGCCTAATGAATAAGTAAAGTTAGATGTAGGTGCAGGCTCAGACAGTTCACCTAACTTCTTTAACATATCAAATAAATTGCCAAACCTTATGACATCTATTATTTGCTTGATGCCAGGCGTATTACGCAAATCACTTAATATGGCAATCAAAGCACCAACACCAGATACAACGCTAGCAATACTTGTGGCTAGCGCATCTATGTCCTCAGTTAGGCTTTCTATGCTTGTATCTTTGCCTAACTTGCTTATTGCATCGAGTAAACTTTTTCCAATAGTCTCACTTGCATCTGCTGCTGCCACACGCAATAAATCCATTTTGCCGGCATAAGTATCTAACCTGGCTGCCGCTTGCCCTGCAAATTTTTGATTTAACTCAGCAAGGATATCTTCCATTTTGCCAGCCTTTAAGGTGGCCTTACTAATGCCTGCGCCTAATCTGCTTAATCCTGTTGTGTTGCCTGAGTATCCACGTGTTAATGCAGCGCTTACCTCGGTTACAGATTTACCAGTAGCAGCGCTAATGTTAAGAGCTGTATTTAATGCTTCTTGGCTTTTAGATACAGAGCCAGTAACTGTTAATAATTGCTGGAATGCTGGGCGTAATTGGTCATCTAGTACGCCTGTGGTGCGCTGTAAATTGGCTATGTAATTTTCTACTTCGGGTGCTGCAAACGCAAACCCTGTATTACGTAATTGTATCTCTAGGGCTCTGGCTGCTTTTTCATCTTCTGCAAACGCTTGCACAGCTTTCTTGCTGTAGTTAAATAATGCACGTGCGCCAAAAACTCCTGCAAAAGTTTTGCCTAATTTTTTTACTTGCTGATCAAAAGCCGAGATTTCTTTTTTGCCTTTAGTAAGTGCCTTGCCATTAAAGGTTGCCGTAGCTGCTACAAATATATTGGCCATTACGCTGCCCTCTTACCTTTAATTTTAGTTTTTTTATTAAACTCTACGGCTGAATTATCTATCGCTTTTAATATTGCCTCATATACTTTCAAACTATCTTGTGACCAAGCCTTGTAAATTAAACGTCCTTTAGTTTTACGGCCACCGCCACGAGCACCAGGTATTTTAGGTTGTGATGTAAGTGGCTCTAGTTCGGCTATAAATTGCTGACTAGCAAATGGGTTATTAGATTTGTATTCTTCAAATGCTTTGCTGCGGGCTGATCGCTTGCTATATTGTCCGCTTGCACCTTGTGACGCTATCATCTCAAATGGTGCTCTACCTCGTGGGTTTAAACGGCCAGCAGTTTCATATATGGAGCCAGCACGGCTAACGTTGTAAACATAATTACTTACCTTAAAGCCATTTCTTAATGTTTTATTTTCTCCAGGGTTGTAGCCAATACCCCCTAACACTGCTCCAGCATCATATTTGGGGAATGGTCTATAAGATACATCGCTAGACATTGGCTTAGACCAGCCAGATAAAACTGCATTATTGCTAAGCACAAATCCCTTAGCTTTGGTTGCTACTCCACGCATTAAAGGATCAATAGCAATTCTAATGCGTTGACGCATATCTTGATCGATAAAACTTAAGCCATTTAAGACATCTTTAACGCCTACGACCTCTACTGGCATTTCGGATCTCCTTAGCTCTGTCGGTTAGCACTTGTATGATTGCGGCATACATTTCGCTATCCATATCAATAAACTCTCTAGGCGGTATCCCAGTCTCTACGCTCAGCTGTGCGATGCTGTAAAGGACTGAAGACCGCTCAGTTATTTTTTTTCTTCGTCTAATACCTCAACAGTGTCCAGAGTGTCAATAAACTCTGCTGACCATAAAGGTATTTGTGCGCCAGCCCTGCGTAAGCATTCATAAGCAAGCCAGAAAATTTCTGTTTGCCTTTCGTGCTCACGCAGGACTTTGCTAATTCCTGATCCGTACTTTAACTCGAAAGCGTACTCGACACCTGGTGTTATCTTGTGCTCTGATACTTCACCATTAGCCCTTGTTATCTTTAGCTTTGCCATTATTACTCCTTAATTAAAATGGTACCGATGATGACACTGTTATTGCGGAGTTTACTGTAAATGTGATAGATGAGGTAGCAATTTCAGCCACGCCACCTTGACCGATTGGGGTCAGGTTATTTACTAGGACTGAGAACTGATAAGTAGGGTTTGTGGCTCCTACGGCAGTGCCTTTAACAGTGATTACTGATACTGCTAGGGTCTTGCCAAATGCGGCGCTCAATGTCTCATTAACCTGAGATGCTGCCCAGTCATTGATAAAGTCAATAGTGAATGTGCCTGATTGCAAACCCGATACAAATCGATGAGCTTGATCTCCCATTGAAGTGACCTCGAGTTCGTCTACGATCTGGTTAATTACTGCATTAGTCACGTATGAGCTAATGTCGATTGATGGTGTAGTAGGCGCAGCATTGGTAGCCAACTTAACACCTACGTTATTATTTAAATAGATTGCCATTGTTATTCCTCGTCTTTCTTAGTTTGTGCAGTTGGTTTTGGTGCGCTTGCTATTTGGCCTATCTTTTTTAAGAAGGCTAAGTCTTCTTCGTGTGTGCTCATTTTAACTCCAGCTCGTTAGGATTGATACTGTTATTTCTGATGTTAATAAATCTCCACTAGCTGCATTGGTTATAGCTGGAGCGGAGACACTTGATATGTTGTAAACTAGGGTAGATGCCGCTAGTTTGGTTACTACTGCCACAATAAAATTCTCCATACCTAGCAAATTGCCTTGATTGTCAAATGCAGGTGTAGTTATTAAAATCTTAAAATTAGCTAGGGGTGCGATGCTTGTCTGGCTGTTATTGCTTGGCACGATGTAAGGATCGCTAGGGGTTACTACAACGCTATTAGCAAGCAAGGTTGCAGGCGGAAATGAAAAGGTTGACCATACGCCATTGTTTGTAAGGGCGGTTGCTAGTGTGCCACGTAGGGTCGAGATCGCTGCCATTACCCGACCAGTGAATTAGGACTTGAATACGGCTGGATGAGACCACGCACTCGGTTAATCAGCTGATAACCCATCCGATAGGGGCTGGCACTGATCCCATCCATACCGACCCCACCTGTCTGGCTAACTTGTCTTG